GAGAACAGTACCGTGGAAACCACGACTGAAACCCAAACATTTGATGGTACGATTGACTCAGCCGTAGGGCTGATTACGGAGCCAGAGGCTCCTGAAGAATTGGAAGAGGCGTCTGAAGAACCGGAGGTGGAAGCCGACCCGGAAGAGGCAGACGAATCTGAAGAAGATGACGCCGAGATCGACGACGGCGAGGAAGAAGAAGTCGAAGAGGACGAGTACGAAGACTCTGACGATGCCGGTCAAGAGCAGCTTCAAAAGTTCAAGGTCAAAGTTGATGGCCAAGAACTGGAAGTGACGCTAGATGACCTCAAGCAAGGGTACAGTGGTCAAAAGTACGTCCAGAAAGGGATGCAGGAAGCTGCTAATGCCCGGAAACAGGCAGAAGAAGTGTACGAATCCCTTTTGGCTGAACGGCAGCAACTAGCCAACTTGTATCAACAGTTACAAAGCGGCAATTTTGCAGCACCGCCAAGCCCACCGACGAAGGAACTCTTCGACCAAGACCCGATTGGGTATATGGAACAGAAGATGGCCTACGACGAGGCGAAGGCACAGTACGATGGCCAGATGGCACAAATGCAGCAAGTTGCTGCACAGCAATCTGAGGCTCAGAACCGAGCCATGCAAGCGTACTTGCAGCAAGAGAAGCAGGCTTTGATGGCTGTGATACCGGAATTCGGTGACGCCAATAAGGCATCCAAATTCCGCGAGAAATTGGTCCGTGGCGGGAACGAGCATTACGGATACTCTCCGGATGAAATCGGGAACGTGATGGATCATCGGGCGGTTATGGTTTTGAATGATGCTCTCAAGTACAGGGAGATCATGGCCGGCAAGAGCAAGGCTGAAAAGAAAACAGCCACTGCAAAGCCAGTCATTAAACCGGGCGCTAAAAAGGTTGGTGACGGCAAGAAGACCATTCAGCAGCGGCGTAAGGCCAAATTGGGTCAGTCCGGGCGTATCGAAGATGCGATTGGTCTGATTTTGAACCAGTAATCTTTAATTGAGGAAATAGTCATGGCACAGCCTACTAATACTTTTGACAGCTATGATGCTGTAGGCATCCGCGAAGATCTCGAAAACGTAATCTACGACATCTCTCCGGAAGAAACCCCGTTCTACACCAAGTGTAAGAAGCTGAAAGCTACCAACACTTACCACGAATGGCAGACCGACGCACTGCGTTCTTCAGCAGCTAACGCTCACATTGAAGGTGATGCAACTACTGCTACCGCTCGCACTGCAACTTCCCGTTTGGGCAACTACACCCAGATCTTCAAGAATGCGGTTGCAATTCCTGATACCGATTCTGGCCTGAATAAGGCTGGTCGTGCTTCAGAAATGGCTTACCAGATGCTGAAGACCGCTAAGGAACAGAAGCTGGACATCGAAAAGGCCCTGTTTGACAACAACGCTCGCGTTGCTGGCTCTTCATCGGCTGCTCGTGAACTTGCTGGCGCACCGGCTTGGATGATCTCCAATACTTCCTACGGCGCTAACGAAGGTGCAGATCCGACCGGCGACGGTACTGATGCTCGTACTGACGAAACCACTGCTCTGACTGCATTCAGCCAGACCAAGTTTGATACCGTCATGCAGTCCATCTGGGAAAACGGCGGCAAGCCAAGCACTTGCTACCTGTCTGCCTTCCAGATGAACAAGGCTCTGGGCTTCACCGGCATGAACAATCAGCGTTCCACCATCGGTGCTTCCGTTGGCGGTACTAACGCTGTTATCAAGGCCGTTGACGTGTATGTAACTCCGTGGGGAACCATTGAGTTCATGCCGAGCCGTGAAAACCGTTCCCGTGATGTCTTCATCATGCAGGACGACATGTGGTCAGTAGCTGTTCTCCGTCCGACGAAGAACACCGAACTGGCGAAGACCGGCGACGCAACTGTCCGTCAGGTTGTTACCGAACTGACTCTGGTTTGTAACAACGAGAAGGCCAGCGGCATCATCGCTGACAACACCACTTCTTAATTGAAGTGATGGAAGAGGGGGAGGGGCCAGCGCACGTTGCCTCTCCCCCTTTTTTACTTTGGAGGTTTGTAAATGAAGATTGGCGAAAAGATCCACCACGAAGATGGCGGCAATACCCTTGTTGTGGAGAACGTCTACGACAACCAGCCGTATCTGGATGATGTCAAAGCCATTAAAGATGCTGGCCTTGGCCAGACTGGCGAGAAGCGCCTTGTAGGTCGTATTCCGCTCCATATTTTGTCACAATGGATTAAGGAAGCCGGACTCCGTTGGGACGATCACGACGCTGTTCGTGAGATAATCAAGCGTAAAATGCTATCCGGTGATTTTGACAAGCTGCGTGTCTGGGAAGGGACTTATTGAGGCTTAAATTATGGAGACGATCGTAACCCGCTCTGGCATCCACATCGGCTTTTAGGAGGTTAATGCGATGACACTGCCCGCTTCAGGCCAAATATCGTTATCTCAAATTCGCACAGAGATGGGCGGGGCGGCCCCAGATGGGCTTGACGAGTATTATCGTGGTGGGTCGTACACTTCAAATAATAATACAGGGGTTCCGACTTCTGGGCAAATTAGCTTGGCCAATTTTTATGGCGCGAGTAAGTTTGTAAATATGACCGCAACTGGTGGAACTATTTATACCACCGGCGGGTATAGGTATCATAAGTTTACTGGCTCAGGAACTTTCAACATAAGCGCTATTGGTTCCGTTACAAGTATTCAATATCTACTCGTTGGCGGCGGCGGTGCGGGTGGAGGCCGTCATGGCGGTGGCGGTGGTGCCGGTGGGCTTTCTTACCATTCGGGCAAGACTCCCGCTACAGGGTCGTATGCAGTAACAATCGGTGGTGGCGGCTCATGGAGACGTTCTGGTAATGACGCGCTCTCTGGAGGTGGTGGCGGCAATTCAACTTTTTGGTCTACGACATCTTACGGCGGCGGTGGCGGTAAATCGTACTCTGATGCTTGCTGCGCTAATGGCGGCTCCGGCGGTGGCGGTGGCGGGCAAAACAATACTGGATACGGCAACTCCACTCAAACAAGCACTGGAGGGGCTACTGGGTATGGAAACCGAGGAGGAAATGGGGCTGGCAACCCAGATGGCGGCGGTGGTGGCGGCGCTGGCGGTGTCGGATCGGCCCCTAATAACCAAGTTGGTGGTGTAGGCCGACAATATTCAGACTGGGCGTCTGCCACATCCTCTGGTAGTTCCGGGTATTACGCTGGCGGTGGCGGCGGAGGTGATGACGCCAACGTAAGATACGCGGGCGGTCTTGGTGGCGGCGGCCTTGGTGGCGGCGCTTCTAGTAATGGCGATGCCGGTGCGACAAATACTGGTGGTGGCGGCGGCGGGACTAGATCCAATCCTGTGGAAAGAAACGGCGGAAACGGCGGTTCTGGTATCCTACTAATACGATATGCGTACTCATAAAAATGGCACATTTCGCTCAAATTGACCAATACAACAACGTAGTTAATGTTGTCGTTGTGGATAATAAAGACTGTCTTGACGGCGACGGAAACGAGTCTGAGATTATTGGCGCGTCGTTTCTAAAACAAGTCTTTGGCCCGGACACCAACTGGGTTCAAACATCGTATAACGCGAGCTTTAGATATAATTACGCTGGAATTGGGGATATTTGGGACCCTGACGCAGACGCTTTTTATCAGCCACAGCCGCATGATAGCTGGACCTTAAACGAAGAATTTCTTTGGGAAGCGCCAGAACCATATCCGAGCGACGGGGAGTTATACGCTTGGGACGAGGAAAAATATAACTCTGGCGAAGGCGGGTGGGTATTAGTTGCTAAATAATTTTGCAAGAAATAAGCATGAAAAATATTGAAGACTTTATTGGTGTTTTCGACAATTATCTGAACCCAGATACTTGCGATAAAGCCATAGAAATGTTTTCCCACATGGAGAGTGCGGGGCTTACGCTTAATAGACAAGAGCGCGGGTACAAAAAGTCAGAAGCTGATGACTCTTTTTTATTTTACTGTGACACCATTTCAATGAGCCATATTGGAGACCCTATATACTCGTCGATAAAAGACGCGGTGTGGAGCGCGTATAGGGAGTACGCTAAAGCGTTTGAAGTAGCACTTACAGATAAAACTGCAGCGCACCACGTTTACGATTTTAAGCTACAAAAAACTATGCCGGGCCAAGGTTATCATACATGGCATTATGAATCTTCTGAAAAATCGCTATCAAATAGACTTTTAGCTTATACAGTTTACTTAAACGACATAGAAGATGGCGGAGAAACAGAATTTTTATACCAAAAAAGAAGACTAACCCCCAAAAAAGGAAGGGTTGTAATATGGCCTGCCGGGTTTACCCACGTTCATAGAGGCAATCCTCCGCTAAAAGAGGATAAATATATTGTGACCGGGTGGTTTGAATTTTAATACTGCGCGTCTGGGAAGGAACTTACTGACATGGAACCAGTCGTTTTTTGGAATGTAATTCTTACCGCATTTCTTTCCATTGGCGGCTGGTTTATCCGCAGCGTGGTCAATGATTTGCGCCGCATTGAAAAGCAGATGTATGAATGCCAATCCGGGCTAAACGACAAGTTTGTTCGCCGGGATGACTACAAAGAGGACATCCGCAGAATGGAACATAAGCTGGATCAAATCTTCGAGATGATCGGGGATTTGCAGAAAAGTCGGTGAAACATCCTGTCGAGCAGGTTGGCTGGGTTGTTATCGGCCTCCTGCTTGGCGGCTTAATCGCCTATTCCACGAATGTTCTGTCTGAACCCATCGTTTCTGAGCAGACCGTCACCAGTAACGGCACTCAAACAACCACCGTCAAAAGCCCTCCACCGTCCGCTATCGCCCCTCAATTCTCCGCAGGCAATGGCAACGACCTCTGTACCGTAGGGGCTTCTGGAGCCGTTCAGACACAGATTCTGGGCATCTCTGTAGGCTCAACCTTCACCGAGGAAAACTGTATTCGCCTCAAGAACGCCAAAGCCCTGTACGACATGGGCATGAAGGTGGCGGCTGTCAGCGTGATGTGCCAAGACCAGAAGGTGTTTGATGCCATGATGATGGCAGGTACGCCTTGCCCGTATGATGGCAAGATCGGCAACGAAGCGAAGCTGGCATGGCAGGCCCATACCGACAAAACCCCAGACAAGGAGGAAATCAATGCAGAGCAGCAACGCCTCAAGGCTCTTGGCATTGTTGGCGGTCTATTCGGCAGCATGCTCCTCTTCTGACCCCATCTATGGCTACAGCAATAACGCTGCTGCTGGGGGTCTTAATTGGTCTATGTCTGAGTCTGTATTGGGCGTGGCTCCAGTTCCGGGACTCGACATCTCAGGGGTCTTGTACCGATATACGGCTGTTAAAGAACGAGCCGATCCCTTCACCGTCACAGTCCAAAACGAACACACCGGCGGAGGCTACATCTTCAGAGAAACCGATGACTGGTCAGGAAAACCCGGCCAGACAATTTCCAAAGCGATACCCATTGATTACTCCCCGATTCGGTACTGGGGCCAAGGCTCCATCGAAACAACGGGAGTGGGAAGCGTAGAAGATCCGCAGGTGGTCTATACCTACCGCTTCATCGAACCCGAAGTCGAGCAGACTGCTCCCCCTCTGCCGACCCTGTATTCCGTCCTAGACGACCCCTACGCGCAAACCGCCGAAGTTGATCGCGAGAAGTTTCTAAAGGACGACGAAGAAGTTTCTAAAGACGGCGAAGAAATTGAAAAAGAGGACATGGAAAAAGCCCTCGCCACAGGCGATGCCGACCTGAACATGGCTATCGGCCAAACAGGGATGATTGCTGCGATGAATCCTGTAACAATGCACAATTATTATGCAATGAGCATACCGGGTGGGGTGTATCAAGAAACTGTAATACTCCAAGGTGGCGAGATTAAGGACAACCGCAGAGCATTCCGCTCGATGGCGAATGACCGACTACACAACCAGATGGTTGAGGAGCAATGGAGATGAGCGAGACAAAATTTGAAAAGCTTGCGTTTGCGGTATCAACAACCGCCTTAGCCATCGGCGCTGCATTTGCTCTATACGCGGTGTTCTTGATTGCGGCCAAGCAGGCACAAGCCGCCGAAGTACCCATTGAAGGCACAGTCCAAAGCCGCTGCCTTATCAACACCGATGTGGCTGGTGTCTACGGCAACCCAAATGCCTACACCCTGACGACTGCCCCTGCAGATGGCGGGGTGATTCCTGTGGTTCGCTACGATGTCAGTCTAGCGGATTCGTACAAGGCCAAGATCACTTACCCGACCAGCTTCTCTGCCAACCCCAGCCTGAGCGACATGGTGACTTTCACAGGCTCTGTGAGCGTTCATGAGGTGTCTAGCGTGGCGATGGCTGACTACGACACCGATGCGGTCGAGTACGACCAGACGAAGGAATACGACCTGACAGCGACTGGCACGACTTGGTTCAAGATCAGTAGTGCTGCGACCTATGGCGGCGGTGGCAACAAGGCATTTCCGGGTGGCACTTACCGTGCCGTGGTTGTCGCGGAATGTATCGCGCAATAGCCCTGCTCCTGCTGGCCCTTCCAGCCTATGCCCACGAGATGACCCCGGCGCATCTGAAGTGGCAGGTGTCTCATGTCGAAGGCGTGATGAAAGCAGAACTCAAGATGTTCAACAAACGCAGGGATGTTGAATTCTACGAGATCGGGGTGTTCGACAAAGACTGGCAGCCTGTGCCGTTTGTGTCCCGCTACAAGG